GAGCAACGGCTGGCACCCTCGACTGCTCGTCCATGTCTGAGCGAATGGTTGCAGCAAAGTTGAGCGAGCTAGAAAGATCACTGCTCATCTCCAGGTTTTGCAGTTGCGCGCTATCCGATTGCAGGATAGTGAGATCGTCCACTGCCATCTGGATCTGGGTTGACCCGATACCTTTGGCCCACGTCTTTGGGTGTGCGTGATACTTGATAATGCGTGCTGTGTTCGACTGGATGAAGTTGAGTACACGGTTCTGCCTGATCAAGTCCTGTGTGAGATCGGGTATACCCCAACTCTCGTTAGGGTTAGGCAGGTTCTGGCAGGTGAAGATCGGAGGGAATGGATAAGGCCATGTTTGGGTCTCACCGACTTGCTCCCACTGCGCATTGATCCCACCAATGTTTTTATTCTTGCGTTGGAAGTTGGCAATCTGCCATGAGTCGTCGAGATCGTACTCACCAGCGATGCCAGCAAAGTTGTCAGGGTCAACACGGGCTATGATCTGCTTGCACTGCATATCGTTCGGACCAGGATACTCAATGATGAATGCCTGGATCAAATCGCAGTCGTCAGGAGGTGTCACGATGCGCACAATCTGTGGGTCGAGTGTGACCAGGCGTGGATACTTCATTTGGCCTTGTGGTGGTATGAGCTTCATGAATGCCTGTCCACAGACGCCGCCATTCATCGCGAGCTTGGAGAGCAGCGACATCTTATCGTCATCGTCACCCCATAGCCCGTCGATGTAGTCCTGAATGTCACTGGAGCCAGTGGGTGTTTCGTCTGAAGCTTCGATCTTGAGTGGTTGACCAAAGAGAAAGCTCACACCCTTATCAACCACAGGAGCACAACGATTGGAGATCACGTTGTCATTGAGCTGGTCACGACCGATCTTCAGCGGGTCGCCAAACTCACCACGGTAAGATTTCCACGCGTCTCGCATTGCCCTCTGACGTTCCAGGTCGGCTTGTGGCGTTGGCTGTTGTGCTAGCATCTGCATGGTTGTTTGCTGGCTCGGTTGTGGCTGTGGTGGTGCAATCATGCCAATCCTCTTTTCTTGCGACGATATGCAGCCCGTTTCTGACGTCGTTTGATCTTTCGCAGGCGTATTGCGCGTGGATCTCGCTTACGAACATACACAGGAATGTGACCACGATAGGAGATGGTGTACAAGGTTTCTTCGTTGGGTCCCATATCCATGCGTATCCAGTTAATAGGTGTCGATGGTGCCACAACTGGCGTGAAGGTGATATTTGTGAACTCAAGTGGTGGACTTGTAAATGTATATGTCCAGCCTCCAGAACGCGATTCACGTACTTCTGGCATGCTGAATGCAGCAGCGAATAGCTGGTCATAATAAAAATCGCTTTGCTCATTCATCTCCAGAAGCCTTTCACATAGGAAACGCCCGAAGGTTGGGTGTCCAAATGTGCAACCATATAGCGCGTTGCATCGCAGTTGTGCACAAGAATGCCATTGGCGAAGTATGTGCCCTCTTCTCCATCTTGCGTCTCTACGGTGAGGTTGTAGACATGCCGTCTGTTTGGGGAAAGCATGATGGTGCCAACATGAGGGACTTCCTCCTCCGCATTATGTGAGACCAGAAGATCACCATATTGCAGGTCTATCAGTGGGGTAAACCCTTTGCCAGCAACATACACAGGATGGTTAGCGGTCCCTATCAATTGCTTGTGATTTGACAGCCATACCGTGTGCACTGGTGCCCATTGTTCGGTCATACCTGCCTCTTTCACACGCCGATAGTCATACTTGCCGCCATTCATGGTCAAGACATAATCCCCTGCTTTGATCATCTCGATAGGCACATCTCCATGATCGGTAGTTACCAGCGTGCCAGCGACTAGGCAGGCGTGGTCATCCTCTTTCACTGGCTCCTCTTTAGGTCCATTGCTACCCTGTTTCCACACATACCCTTCGATTTCTTCCTCGAAACATGTCGGTTTCTTACGAGCAGCCAAGTCTGGATCTCGCTCAACCAATGAGTCCTCAAGAAAGTACAAGCGAGGCTTGCCATCACCAGCCGGGCGCAATCGGGCTGCTACTGCTTGAATGCCATCACTTACCGTCTTCTTTGCTGCTGTGGTGTTGAGCTTGAGATGTCTTTCCAGCGTCCGACGATCTTCTATGTCGTGGTCACAAATAATCGCCTGTGGGAGTGGATCAGCCCAATCAGCAGGAAGCTTTTTATACTTAGGGTGATCTGTTGGCAGTAGGTGAAACCACCCAGACGCAACTGCAATATCAATGGCATGGTCCTCTACCAATCTGTTCGTGCGATAGATTTCACGATAGCGATATAGCCTTCCATCAGGATCAGAGGCGAACCACTGACATACAAAGGGGTTCGTGTACCCCAGGTCTATGCTTAACCACCTTCTCCATGTGGGTGGAATTGGGAAACGTTTGATCACATTGACTGAGCGAGACCACTCGCGCTCATATATAGCCCCATCAGCCGCCGACCACATCCCATACCGCAATCGTGAAAGGCGAACACCTGTAAGCCCTCCAAGCGTGCCAAAGATATATTCACGCCCTGCCGCTGTCCAATCGTTGGTCTTTGCGTCAAAATAACGTGGATTATCCTCATGTGTGGAGACAAGACGTGTTGTGATGCCTTCATTCATCCGAACATTGAGCCAGTGTTGTGGTGATCCGGGGTTGCAGTCCATGATGACTTGAGGATATGGCGTCTTGCCCTGCCTAAGACGGGAGCGAACAAACTCTAAATCTTCGATGGTTAGCTCGGTACTCTCATTCAGGTACGCAATCGAGAATTCCCAACTTTTAATTTTCTCAGGTTTGTCCAAACCATTAACAATGAGAGAAGATCCATTGGGATATTCAAATGCAGCAGGCCTTATCCTGTTACCACCAAAGTAGCGTATGCCCTCTTCAGGATGGATCATCTCTCGATAGGTCGCAACAGCAGAGCCAGCAAGAGCAGTGTTCGTCTTTCTTGCGACCAACGCCTTTGCACCTGGATACATTGTCAGCAGCATATGAACCTTGAACAAGGCCGCCACCGTCTTCCCCGTTCCGGCAGCTCCATCGAGGCAGACCTCTATATCTCGACAAGCGCCAAGTGCAAGGTTTGCGCCTCTGAATTCTGGTGAGGCAATGACCATCTGAGCAATACTGTTACTCACTCTTTTGCACCTCACCAAGATAGCCAGCAGGAACCTCCCGAATGACTACCATATTACTGCTCTGTATATCGCCTTTTGTTGGTTTTTCTAAGCCCATCAGTTTGCTGCGACGATCTGAAATCGCAACAATTCTATCCACAGCGAAAAGAGATGCTCGTTTCTTTTTCTTTACTTCTTCATCGTCATCCTCTTTAATTTGCAGGTCTCCACCATCATCAGGAACCGCAAGAGGCCAAACAGCAGCATGAAGACGATTCAGCATATCCAACTCTTCACGACGCAATTCATCGATGTTCTCACTAACAGTGCGCTCTAGTTCTCGCTGGATAGCGTTGCGAGCTGCACCTGGACTGGCATACCCGGCACGTCGTGCGATCTCATCGAAGGTCAAGCGTTGAGCACGAAGTTGCACAGCCAACGCCGCCCGATTGGTTGCGTTGACATCCCGATTTATTACCTCTTGTTTATTCGTTTTATTGGTTTTTCGTGGTCGTGCCATGTGTTTCTTCCTGCTCTATCTCCACCACAACTCGCTCAACATCCCTCGGCTGTACCAGCCCATAATCAAAGTACCTACGTCGTCGTGTGCCCTTGCTGTACATGTTCACCACAGCCGTAAAACTGATCACCTCACCACTACGCAAGCGCATTCTCGACACCGGGTCCTCTGCTGTGAGTGGCATCCACACGTGATCGGTCATGAGTCGGCCCCTGGCGTCCCTCACATCGAATATCAACATGTAGTGCTTCTCATTGCCACTTGGTTTCGTGTATTTCCCGAACTTGATAAACACTGCTGAGAACACACAACGCATTCCCACAAATCGTTGCAATCTTCTTCTAATGCCCAGACTCACTGCCTCCTTCTACCGAATAAACAGCGCAATGACAATGTAGATCAGAGCGAGAAGAGCAACGAGACCATAGCAGAATGCACGAATGTACCCGCGTGCGATGGCAGACGAGATGGACAGGTCTGCACAGCGTACGAGCACGAACAGGACCAGGACGAAGGTTGATTGAATGAGTACTGACATGTTGCCTCCAACAAAACAAAAAGCGCCTCCAAATCGCGTTGAAGCGATCCAGAGACGCTGAGAATGTATCCTTTACCGTCCTTTTCAGGACAGGATAGCATGCGAAAAGCGCCGCTCTCACTTTGCAGTGAGCACAAGAGAAAGGGAGGCTCGTCAATTTCGTTTTACATCGTCAGTCGAGCCATAGACGATGATTACTAGGGTATCGAGTGATGCAACGACGCACGTCACTATCGATACGGTTATACATGCTATTATACTTGCTACATCTTGAAATATCAATATGATGTCTTGTCGTCCT